AGTCTGGCGTGCAGTTCATTGCAGTCGATATGCCAGAGGCTGACCGCACATTCCTACAGATGGCCGCTGTGTTTGCTGAGTGGGAGGCACGCAAGATATCTGAGCGTACTAAGAGCGCTCTACAGGCCGCCAAGGTTCGCGGTACTGTCTTAGGTAGCCCAACACCAGAAGTCGGCTCTAAGCGCGGTATAGAGGCTATCCAAGCCAAAGCTAACGCATATGCATTCAGAGTTGCACCATCACTTCAAAGCATCCTCGCTCAAGTTGGTTCCAACTTGCGTGATGTGGCCGCAGAGTTGCAGTTACGCGGCATCAAAACAGCCAGGGGTAATGATGCCTGGCACCCAGCCCAAGTAGCACAACTTATCAGGAGAGTTAACCATGCAGTCATTTAACCAGCACAACCAATCGTCTAAGGACTTGTACAAGTCGGAGGACTCAATCGCAGACAGAGTTATTGGCGCAGTTGCGTTTATTGCTTTTGTCTTAATCGTAGCTTTAGCTTAAGGAGAATTTATGAGCATTCTTAATCCAGAAGTTCCATACACGCAGTCAGTCAAAACTGATATCTCAAAGATATTTCGTAGAGTTGGATGGACTCCACCATCTGAAGATAGAGAGATGCAAAAGAAGTGGGAGTTCTATCGCACGATTTCAATCCGCAATGAAAGGAAACTGAAGTGAACACACAACTAGAACAAGTAATGAGCCACCTTAAATCCCGTAAACGCACAGGCATTACAAGCTGGCACGCCATACAGTCTTATGGCATCACGCGCCTAGCGCACTACATCCACCAATTGCGCTCCAGGGGATGGCAGATTGAGGATGAGTACGAACACGATCCAGATCGGCCAACTCACAAGTGGAAACGCTACTGGCTTAAGAAAGCACCGACTATGGTTGCAATGAAGAGGGCGAAATGATGGACTACTCTGAATACCTATTACGCATTGACCGACTCATGCGAATGATGCACCAGGCCGCACAAGCAAACAACAACCAGGCCGCCAGCGATATTGCGGCAGAGGTAGCGCGATACGCTATCAGCCTGGCCGCATATTTTGAATCAAAAACACCAACGGAGATTTGACATGGTAGGAAAAGTAACCCCAAATGATATGCTTTCGGCCAGCCGATTACCGGCTGTCTGCGGCATGAGTGTATATAGATCACCTAACGATGAGTTGCTCTCGTCTATCGATGCCATCAATGGTATATCGCCGCCTGATATATCTAATGAGGCTATGGGATGGGGCAATAAGATGGAGCCTACCATTCTGCTGGAGGCCGCCAATCGATTGAACTGTAAGAACTTGGAGATTGATTACCAGGTTCCATTCTTTCACGATAAATGGCCACTCAGTTGCTCTTTAGATGGCACAGCATATGGCAAGGGCCAGACCATTGTGAGCGATCCGGAGAATGGCATCTATGTGGTTGGCAAGGACTCTATCACGCTTGATGGTATGGGCGTGCTAGAGGCCAAGTTAACCTCGATGCCAGCGGAGGATGTATTGCCTCTGTATCGTGGGCCTATACAGTTGCAAGCCCAGATGTCAATTATGAAAGCTGGATGGGGAGCGGTATGCACGCTCTATCAGGGTACGCAGTTGCGTATCTTTTTGTTTGAGCCGCATTTGCCTACTTTACGGCTCATCCAGGAAACATCTAAGACATTCCAGGACAAGCTAGATCGCTATAAGAATACAGGCGAGATTGATTACTATCCACCGATTAATCCTAAAGATGCGGCCAGGACTTGGGCATCAGGCTCAGATGATGATCCAGTAGTGCTGGATACTTATGCTGAAGAGTTAACAAAATTGTTAATAGAAAACAAGCAAAAAATTACAAAAGCAGAAGAGGAAAACTCCAAGATTCAAACAGAGATTATGGGAATGCTTAAGAACCGCACATCAGGAATAGCTGGTGAGTATCGGATCTCATGGCCAACCCGTACATATAAGGCCCAGCCATCAAAAATATCACCGGCAAAAGAGGCTTACACCATTCGCCAATCAACTCTCACGATAAAGGAATTAACGAAATGAAAAAGAAACTTAGATTACCAAGTGACGAATTAATGGACAACATTGTGAATACTGCTACAACGATTGATAGTCTCGGCCAACAAATAACTAATCTTGAAAATCAAATTGTAAATTTGGAATGGAAAAACCTACTTTTGATGGAGTTAATTACAACAATACATAAGGAAAAAACAAATGACTAATTTAATTAAACACCAGGGGTTTGCCCCACAAACAATGACAGAGGCTATTGAATTTAGTTCAATGCTTTCTAGATCACAGATGGTTCCAAAGAATTATCAGAACAAACCAGAGGATATTCTTGTGGCCGTCCAATGGGGATACGAAATCGGTCTCGCGCCCCTCCAGGCATTGCAGAACATCTCTGTAATCAACGGCAAGCCATCAGTCTATGGTGATGCGGCAATGGCATTAGTACAGGCCAGCCCAGTATGCGAGGATGTACAAGAGAGCATCGAGGGAGACGGCACTAGCAATCCAGTAGCTATCTGCCGGGTTAAACGCAAAGGCCGCTCTGAGGTGGTATCTAAGTACTCTGTTGAGGATGCTAAGAGGGCTGGTCTATGGGGTAAGCAAGGGCCTTGGTCTCAGTATCCTAAGAGAATGCTCCAGATGTGTGCCAGAGGCTTTGCTTTGAGGGATGCCTTCCCTGATGTACTTAAGGGATTAATAACCGCTGAGGAGGCTCAGGATATGCCTGTGGATGAGGTTATTACTAGGCCAGCACAAGTGCTATCCAACAACCCATTAGATGCTATCCCAGAGTTGTCAGTTTCAGAGCCAGAAGTTTTGGATATACCAGCTGATAAGTGTCTCCAAAATACAACACTTGAAGAGATGCCTGTGCCACCGATGGAGGATGCTCCGCTACCGGTAGTTGAGGATCTGCAACGGCCTGGCACATTCATGCTAAATATTCCCGGTAAGGATGCGATTGTTTGTGACGGAATTGAGTCTTGGATGGAGTCCTATAACGAGATGGCTGATAAGGTTGCTAGATCTAAACTGTCCAAAGAAGTTAAGGCCAGCAAGATAGGCGAGTTCAATACTTTAAATTCAAGTGTATTGAGTATGCTTAGCGCAGTTCAAAAGGCTGGTATGACAGCGCACAAGCAAAAGCGTAAGGCCTTGCTAGACGCAAGTTAGTAAATCTGCCTCGGCCTGTCTGCGTTTGACAAGCCCTGGCAACTTCTTACCGCCGCCATAGACCCACTTGTGCAACTCTGTGGTGGCACCATCCCAATCCTGATTGTCTATGCGCTTACGCAATGTACTGGCGCGGTATCTACCAACACCTAAGTTGTAAGCAAAGTCAGTCATTGCGGCCAAGGCCAATGGTTTATTAATGAGGCCAGGGGATGCCTTCAGAACTCCAGCCATGTAATTGTTTGTTAACTCTTGCATCAACCATGAGAGCGCTGTCTCGTTTGATATAGGGCTGTCTTGTAGTGTTACTTTGGTTCCATCTGGTTTGTAGACTGTGCCATATCCGATGGTTGGATACCCAGCTGGGCAGATATATGGAGTAGCGCTAAATCCTTCAAAGCGTTTGCATAGATCTGCGGTTAGGTCTATTGCTTGTTGCGTTCCCATACTCGGCCAACAAACCAGAATGTAAGAATCATCATTAGTAGGGCCATATCATCTTTAGTCCAAGAATTAATAAGCACCTCTTTCCAGTTGCCGTTATCAGCAAAGGCCACAAGCATGGTTGCTATCTTGACTGCTGAATATAAGACTACAAACCAATAGGTAACCAACGGCCTGACTAGGGCAGATATAGCAGAGACAAACTTACCAGCCGCTCTAGCAGTCTCACCTTGCTCTTGAATTGCGTTTGTCATGGAGATAAGTTCTTGGCTGGTCAACGCAGTCTCAGCCTCACGCATAGAGATCTCGCCTTTAATCTTAGCGAAATCCATCTCTTTGCTTAGCATTTGTAGTTCATGCTCTCGCTCGCTCTTAGCATCAAGCAACTTCATTACTTCTGGAATGATGCGGAATACACCGCCCATTAGAGATCCAAGTAATGTCTCTAACATTTAGCTACCGATCTTAATGTGGCCAATGCCAGCAAGATAGGTAACAATACCGATTGCGGCAACACCGACAAACCAAAAGAACTTGGTAACAACTGATCTACCGACAGAGGTATAGACATTCTCGATAACTCTTTCAGTTACCTTCTCAACGATAGCCTCAATCTCTTGCTCTGTCAGGTTTGTCATGATTATGCTTTCTTGCGTACAGATTTGCGAACTACTTTCTTAGTCGCTGGTTTCTTTTTAATTACTTTCTTAATAGATTTTTCGCACTCAGGCGCATCATAATCTTGCTGAGTTGTTGGGAATGGCCAAGTAGTATCAATAGATACCTTTGGCATATAACCTAATTTGTCAAACAACCAAGACACTAAAATCATAATTTTCCTTGAGAAAAAATATTTACAAAAACAGTTTCATTTTCTAACGCCTCAATTTCATGCAATCCACCAGCCACTAATTCAATTGGCTGTGTGTTTTTATCGGCAACAATTGACTTTCCATTTTGCGTGTATCTGCATGAACCAGCATTACACATGGTTGTATGCGTATATGGGTGGCTGTGCATTGGTAGTCCTTCTCCTTTATTGGCATGATAAACATTGACGAATGTATCGCCAAATGTAAACATATGCTTTACAGGTGCTTGAATCATAACTGTTGTAAACCACTTGATTTAGGCTGTACAGAATAAGCAAAGGTTGGCTCTACTGGCCAAGTTACATTAAATGGATATTCCAATTGATCGGTAATATCACGCAATGCTTGACGATAATTAGCCCACGCTTCTTGTACTTGAGAGGTTAAAGAATTGTTAGGAATCTGTGTCCAATCGCTTTTATATAATAATTCATCACGCTTTACTTTAATTTCATTGCCAGCTTGTTTTGATATTTGTTCATAAGCGGCATCATAAAATTCTTGATTACCAATTGCCCAAATACCGTTTACATATGTATATGTTTGTGCAAAAAACGATTGAAATGTACAAGGATTAGCATCAACAACTATAGAATTACCTTCAATAGAAATACCAGTATTTACGC